CTTGAAATAACCTTCAAGTGTATCTAACTGTTCCTTGACAGACATAATGTTCCAGTTTTTGAAGATATTATCAAGAGGTTTAATACTCTGTAAGGTGCTGACTAGCTTCTCAGTATTCTTCTGAGCATCATCCAACATCTTGGTGTATTTATCAATCTGGTCAATGTTCTCAGATTCAATAGCCTGCATGAGTTTAAGGCGAATACGATCTTCTTCTGAAATCTTGCCCTTGAGGGCTGCTTCAATCTGAATCTTCTGTAGGTCAAAGATTGCTTTGGCTTTAGCCAGTTTAAGATTATCTTTAGTGGATTTGGTTAAAGCCTGAGTTGCCTTAAGTTGAGCAGCAGCTGCCTTAGATGCAGCTATCGCATCGGCCTTCTGAGTATCCTGTGAAGATACGCTTGTTGAAATGTTGCCCATGCCTTTGAAGCCATTAGCAGGATTGTTGTAAAAGAAGAAGTTCTTTGGGTCAAATAAAGATTTAGTGATATTGATAAACTTGCCAGTTTCGCGAGTAAGGGCTGCGAAAGCATTTGCAATCTTTCCAATACCGCTAATTACTGGATCAATGGTGTTTGACCCAGAAGCACTTTTAAGGGCATCAACAAATCCCTTGCCAATAGTTTCTTTGGCATTATTAACTGCAACCTGTAACTTGGCTATTTCGCCTGCATAAGTGCCAGCAGCAACAGAAGCCTGACCTGCAAAAAGAACAGAAAGTTTTTGTTGGATTTCTTCGAAGTTTGAGCTAGTCAGTTCTGCCTTGCTAAGTCCTACCCCTAAACGACCTAGAGCTTGAGTCTGACCTAGATAACCTTTTTGGAGACTTTGTGAGACTTGGGTGAGGCTCTTACCTGTGCCTGCACTTATATCCAGTGCAAGGTTGAGCAATTCCTGAGACTTAGTAACTGACATTGTGGCTCGCAAAAAGCGATCCATAGCTGGACGAAGCTCATCATCAAGAACACCAGTCTGTTGCTCTAAGCGAGAAATGTATCCATTGACTGTTGCTGAACTGCTACCAAAAGCAAGCCCAAGGTTGTTAAGAGTTTGTCCTAATGCTTGAGCTGCTTTGTCATCTTCTGCAAAGGCTTTGATTGACCGACCAATGCCACGAACACCAAAAGCAACACCTAAACTGCCTGCTAATCTTTTAACACTTCTAGAAAGTTTATCGGTAGATGTCTCTGCTGCCTTAAACGCCTTTTTGCCTATGAACTCAGCGGCGATATTAATGGCTACATTACTCATGCTGCTCTCCTAACATCTACCATTGCTGTTCTACGATTAAACTTTGTTGTTGTGTTTTCAATAGCCTTAAATACCGAAGCATTGGCTTTGCCCTGAGTGTTAGCCCACGCTCTAAAGATTAAGCGACCCATCATGCGATGATCACCTTTACGAACTGGCCCATAGAGTTGCCCTAAATTAGAAATAAATTGATTGCCAGCATAAGGATTATTTGAGCGAGATACACCCTTAGATGCTCCGCCTGCCTTTGGCCCAACCCAATCCTGACCTTGACCATTCTTACGACCAGCAGTCTCATAAATTGCGCCAATCATAGACTTATTTTGAATACGAATATTATTAACAAAGCCAGCACGATTAGGCTTAGAAGGTGATGTTTTATAGATAATTCCCTTACGGATTTCCATAGCGTTATATTTTGGAAACCTGCCACGAGGGCTAGTAACTTCACTCCAGCCACTCATAGGAGAAGCAATGGGGACAAATGACCTAGCTTCATTGACGATTGGCTTGAGAACTGCGCCCAATTCTTTTGTCAATTCTTTAGCAAGGTCTGGAGCATATTTGTTTAAGGCTTTCTTAAGGGCGACCGCGCCTACTACTTCTGTTGGCATCGTTCATCTCCTTTGCTTCATCTTTTAAGCCTTGCAACAATGCTTGAAGCATTGTTGGTTCTAACTCTAGTAACTGCTGTGGCGCGACCCCCAACCTTATGCTCAGACGAGCAATGAGGTAGGTGAATGGAAGATCGCGCTTTAAGACAAAGGGTCTGAGTCCAGCACCTCAACACTTTTAAGAGTGCCGATGAAAGTCTCTAACCTTGCATCTACTGGCTCACCTAGCCGCTTAACAACTTCATGAGCTAAAAAATACACTTGGGTCTGAAGTTCTTCCTCACGAAAGGCCTTGTGAAACCCCATCTTGTAATGCTGTTCGAATATGTATTCGATTAAGGGAGTTACTTCCCCTTGCACTACTTTTCCATCTGCAAATGTAACTTTTAACTGTGCCATGATTTGCCCCTTTGTTTAGTTGTTTAGAATGTACCTGTGGTTGCTACTGTGATTGCTCCTGAAACCTGAAAAGTCAGGCTCTGCATTCCTAGGCTTGCAACATCTCCAGCAATAGGAGTAATCGTATCAATTAAGATTAGCCCGCTATAAAATGGATTAGCAGCTGAACCTGATGCTGACTTATCTAGTGCGCACTTGAAATATGCATTAGTAGCAAATAAAGTGTTGAGTGATTGCAGCACAGCAGTAGCTCCATCATCGTTGATTAAATCAACAGTAATGGTGTTATTCTGCAATCCTGCAACATAACGATGGCCAGTATCACCCATCGCTGTGGTCTCAATCTGATCTACTGAACGAGTCAATGTGAAGCTTGTTACATACGCGCTAAGATCGATTGAGGCAGGGTCTGTTGCTCCTACTTTGAATCCAACCTTATTTACGATTCCCTGTGCCATAATTATTCCTCATCTTTCTTAGTGACTGGTTTTGGTGCTGTTGCAGTTTGACCGATTCGCACGAGCCATTCTGCGTTTGCTTTGTCGTTATCGGACATGATTAACTCCAACTTGTTAGAATTGATACGGACATCTCGCAACTGAGAAGGTCTCCCGAAGCAGTATTGAGAACGCTAGGTGCGCTTATTGCGCTTACATTATAGGTGAAAGAAGATGCAGCAAGGAGTGCAAACACACTAACTACTGTGTCCTCGATGCCGTTAAGGTTGCCTTCATTATCAAAAAGTGGCACTGTCATAACAATCTTGAAATTAGCAAAAGGGCTAATAGAAATCTGAGAGTTATTATTAGGTGTCAAGTATGGATCATCGGGTGACACAATAACTGAGTTAGCCAGAACTGTAGCTGGCGGGAATGCAAAGGTCTGCCACTTAGCGTTATTGACCAGAGCAGTCGCTAAAGTGGTTCTGAGTGTAGTAATGGCAACTGGCATTATCCCACCATCGAGCGTGGGTCTAGTGCGTGGGCTATCAATCCTCGCACCTTAGCGAGAAGCTGTGCGCTCATTCGATAAGGGCTTGGCTGGAAATCGACAAGGTTACTGCCAGAAAGGGTGGCTGTACGCGCCTGCCAGATTTCAACAGATATCATTAAAGCTGCTTGTTGAATAGCCATGTCAGCCGTCCAGTCTGTTGATGGACTGACTGTAACTGTGCCATAAGGTCGCACTGCATGCTTAGGCTCTGCTGTTGGTGTTCCTGTTATTGCATAAGAAATTGAATAATCGCCAACTTCTGTGATTGTCTTTGATCCATTAAGATGCGATTTATTATTAGTTACTACAACTGTCTGACCTACATAATATGTGTCTTTGACAAGTTCATCAAAATATAAAGTGCCTACTGTGGTGGTGTTGCTGTGTGCCACATTAAAATTAGTATCCGCCCATAACATTGGAAGCAAGACTGCGTCTGTCGCGTCACATACTTCTTGAAGGGTTGCGTCTGGATATAGGGTGCCAACACCAAGTGTTGTGCGAAGTTCGCTGACTGTCGTAAGAGCCATTCCCAATCCTTTCTAAAGACTCTGGGGAGTAGAGGGCTACTACTCCCCAGAGCGACTTAGTGTGGCTTACGCCTTGTTATTCTTGAATGCGCCTGCGCCGACCTTAGTAGCGATTGCTCCAAAGCCGTAGTAGCCGATTGTTACCTGTCCTGCTGCAGTTGATTCTGCGCGTAGGCGGTAGGTAGGGCTCTCATACCATGTATATGCATCTGGATTTACAACAAGGATTGTTCCATCGCCATCGCCTGCGTTTGTTGGATCAACATAGAGGTTAAGTCCTGCAACATTACCTGTAAGTGATGTTGGTGCAACTGCTCCACCTGCGTTCATTGGCTGTGAAGCTGTGTAGATTGGACGGCCTGCATCGTTTAGAGACATGATGTTTGACCATTGACCTGTTGATACAACCATGTTGCGAGCAAATGGGTTTGGAAGTCCTGCTGTGGCTGCATAAACTGATGCTGATCCGCGAGCAACAATTCCAAGAAGCTCTGAGGCTGTTGGATATGTAACTGTTGTAGTTGCATCTGCTGTTGCGCCTGCAATAAGAGCAGCATTTACTGCTGCGTTTGTTGTCTTTGCGTAAGCTGCTGCCATGTTGCGCACTAGCTCATCAAAGAATGCTGGAGATGTACGATCTAGAAGTTCAACAGAGAATGTCTGTTGTCCAGCGTACTTCTTAACAGTTACTGATAAGAACGCTGAGTTCTGATCTGTATCTGTGAATGCTGCATCTTCTGCAACTTCGCCGACTGCTGGCATCTGTGTAATCTTTGGAATCTCGAAAGTCATTCCTGCATCAGGAAGGGTTCCGCGTGAGATTGCATCGATTGATGGACGGATTGTTGTACCCAATGGGTTGATGATTTCAGATAGCTGACGAGTTGGAACAAGTCCTGCGTTATCTGTTGTGTTGTCTGCTGCTAGTAGGTATTGACGAGCTGACTCATCACCTAGCGCTGCACGGATTGTGTTTTCTGCGTACTTAGCTGCTGTAACTTCAATGCGTGGCTTTGTAAAGTATGCTGCTGAAACAGTTGGGCGAGCAGCTTCGACCGCTTGTGCTTCAACTGGTGTTGCTTCGACTGCTGAAGTGGTTTCTTCCACGGTGGCTGTCTCGCTTTCTATTGGTTGGGTTTCTTCTTCTACAGCAGATTCTTCTGCTGCAATATCAGTGACTTGAGCCGACTTAAACGCGGGCTCTGTGACAAGGCTCGTTTCTACGAGCCTAGCTGAGGAGACATAAGTAATGCCATCTTTGATTTTAGATTTAAGAACTTCTGCACCAATGCTCAATCCTGACTGCAAGCCTTCTTCTGCAAGGATAAGAGCTTCTGTACCGCGCTGTGAGCGACTAACAGAGAACACTGCATGAATTGCATCTTCTGATTCGCTAAAAGAAACCATGCGACCTAGAGGCTTTTTGTTATCATGTTGGCTCAATAATTTAATTGCTTTAGGGTCTTGAATCTCAATAGAGCCAGAAGCAAAGATTACTTTACCCATATTGGTTGAGCCTGCTTCAACATTAAGAGGCACAATCTTGCCTGAGATAGTGCGACTTGCTGAGTCAGCTGTTAGCTCAGCTGAGAAGGTGATTACTTGATTCATTCCATACCTTGACTTCCATTAGGTGTTAGATCAGTCATTTCCATTGCTTGTTCTGTAGTAATTAGATTAAGGCTAAGTAGTTTCTCAATTACTGCTAACTCTTGCATTGGGTCAGTGCGCAAGAAGTTCTTATCAATATCGAACTTCACCACATTGCCACGAGCAGTAATATCATCCATAGACAAGCGATCTTCTATTGCACTAATGAAAGGCTGCAAAGATAGCTGAAGAAACTGTTTTCTCTCGTCTTGGACATTATTGTATGTATAACTCGAGTTCTGGTCAGCAGATACATAGATTGCTGGAACATTACATAAGCGAGCAATTTCAGTTGCAAGATTTTGAATTGCCTCACCATACATCATGTCTTTAGGTGAAAATTGAACAGGAACATACTCAAGAGTAGAAGTCAAATAAGCAGTGGAGCGATTATTTCTTGCGCTTTTGAAAGCAGCTAATAATCCAGAAACTTCTTTAGGATCAAGGTCTGCACCATTGTTACGAAGTATGCCAGTTGGCATTGGTTGTGAAGCTGAAACCGCTGCTGCTTTTTGCACATCAATAGCTGCGCGGATTGTTTGAATGCCAGTAGTTAAGATTCCAGGAAGTAGGCTCTGGAATGTGATTAAACTTCCTAAGCCGTCCATTGGTAAAGTCATTCCATCAACAGCATAAGATTTTACAAAAGTGTTAGTGCTATCAAGTGTTGCAGTGACTCGATTGTTGGCAATCCATTCAAAGCGCGAAGGCCTGCCGTCCTCGGAATAAATCTCAACGCATTTCCAGAAGGCTTGCGAATATAGGAGCAACGATTCAACTGTGTATGCAATCGTCACAGATCGTGGTTGTGAATAAGAAGGTTGCTCTAACCATGCAGGTGAGCCAAGTTCTTCATTAGTAGATTTTTTGTAAAGCTCTAAAGGAATTGCACCGATTGTGCCAGCTAAAAGATTTCTGCATCTCATCAACGCGGGTACGCTAAGAGCATCTTCTCTGCTAACGAAAGCATATTGAAATGGCATTGCAT